TTACTAATCTTGGTTAATTCATTAATTATTTTTTGAGGATGTACATAGGTAGCCTTACTTTCACGATCTAGTTCAGCTTTTTTCTCAATAGCTAACTTTATATAGTATGGATTTTTAGTATCTGATTTAAGTTCTGACAGGGGGAGCTTTGATAAGTTTAGTATTAAACTATCTTTATCATTCCTATTATCTCTTATAATTTTATCTATATTATTAATGTATATTGTTTCTTCTAATACTGATCTATTATATACATCTGAGTGATCTTTTTTATACATCTTATTATTATTAGTGTATAAAATTGATCCATCTGATTCTGACTTAATAAATAACTGATTAATCTTATAGGTTTTACCAGACCTACCTCTAACAGTGGATATAACATTTAATTTTTCTAAAGTATCTAAAGTTCTTCTAACAGTTATCCTAGATAATTTAGTCTCTTTAGCTACAGTTGAATAACGCAGACCACACTCATAGTTATTCTTCTTCCAAGCATGTTTCATAAGAGATAGATAGCAGTTGATACAATTAGACTTTTTAGTACCGCTTAATTTATCTAAATGACCATACAATTTGTAAGTTATATGTAAAAAAGCACGACTATTGTTCATGTTTACACACTTTCCGGTGATTGTGTTGGAGGTCTAGCAAGATGGACACCCATTGATCCTCATTCATCAACTCAAACTCTGTCGGAGAGCTAGTTATACGCTTGATCCTAAAGGTTAGGGTGGTGTCGGTCAAATTCTTATAGAATACCAAAAAGCAGGGTATATTTAAGCGACTAGCGACTATCTTTGCAAGGGTTGTAGCCTTATATTTCTGTGATTTATCGTAGCAAGTCTCTAATATAGCCAAAGGTTCGTAGCAACGAGGACAAACCTCAACACTATCAATATCGATCATTGCCACATTTTCGTATTTTCTGTGCCAATCGTTATAACTTCCATTGCTGAAAGCATAAGTCCATCTAGCCATTATTTTTGATCTTTCAGTTTGCTTTTTATAAGTATTATTTCGTTTTTTTTCTCTTCTAATTCTTTCTCAAGCACAAAAATTATATCCGCTTGTTTCTTAATATATTTCTTGGCTCTTTTTAATTCGTACTTACAATCAGTTTCATCAAAGATACCATCATAGGTCATATTATCTAGCTCCTTTTCTTATGTTCTCAATAGCTTCTAATGGTTGAAGATTTGTATAATGAAAACAAATACGCTGTTGTTCTGGACAAGTTAAGTCAAACTTAGCACAGGGTTTAATGTGATCAACATGCCACAATCCATAATTTTCTTTTGTCATCCAAGGCTCAAATTTAGATTCTAAATGATTCCACAACTTATCAACAGAACAGCCAATTAATTGCATAGTTGGATAAGATTTATTAATACCCTTTAAAGCCGACCACACCCTAGACCTTAAATTTTTTCCCATCCTATAATTAGGATCAATTTTATTTCTAATTTTATGTTTTTTATTTCTATGTTCTTTGTTTCTTTGATTGTATTCTTTAATTCGTTTTTTATTTTTTAAACAATATGTTTTTCCATACTTACTTTTATGTTCTTTAGTTTTTAAATAATATTCTTTAAGATGTTCTATATTGTTTAATTTCCATTGTTTGTTGTATTCTTTTATTTTTTCTTTATTTTTTAAAGAATATTCTTTTTTATAAGATTTTATTTTTTCTTTATTTTTTAAACGATATTCTTTTCTATGTTCTTTATTTTTTAAATTATATTCTTTTTTTTTTTCTTTATTTTTTAAATCATATTCTTTTCTTTTTTTTATAAAATTTTCACTTTTTGTATAAATTGCATTGCGTTTTTTATAGGTATCTCCTGTTCTATGAGATTTGTAATTACAACTACTTGAGCAATATTTAGAATTATTTGAATTAGGTAAATATTCTTTTTTACAAAAGCTACAATTTTTGGTCATTTTAATACCTCAATCTTTTTAACTACTGATCTAGGAAATACAGTAACATTACCTATGGTAAGTTTATCACCATCTTGAGAGTAAGATGTAAATATCTTAACCATCTTTGTATCTTTAGAATACAAATAACCGGTATCTTGACACCAAGCATAAGTCATTTTATCAACATCATCAAAACTATCAAACCAAGAATTATCATTTAATATATCCAGCCAAATAATTTTTACTCTTTTATATTTAAACTTTTTCGTACCACGCACTGTAAAGATCCTCTATGGTTACTTCATTATTAGTTACTTCTAAAATTTTCTTTACCATTTCTGGATCTGGAAACCTTTTAACTTTAGCTGTCAAACACCAACGATTTACGCTTGTACCCGGATTTTGTCCATTAAGTCCTAGCATTTGTCCAAAGACATAATAGGATAGTTTCTTTTTTTTTCTATACTCTTCAAGTGTCATAATTCCTTTCTTAATTGATCTGATATAGAGGTATATATATTATATTTATAGCTTTACAATAAAAAAATTTAGTGTATAAAGATTTGAAAAAAAGGAACTTATGAAACTCAAAGAAAAAACACAAGAACAGCTAATAGCTGAAGCGTTTGCAATATTTAATGGTGGAGAGGGATTGGATCATTGGTCTTATTCTAGTACATCAACACCCTTTGCTAAAAATTTAATCAGTTATTCTTTTTTAGAAAAGATTAGAAGATCATGGTTATGGAGATACAAACCATCATTCGGCAATCTAGTTAATAACACAGTACAAAAATTAATTGCAGATGTAATTTGGAAAACAAAAACGATTAAAGAAACAAAGTGGGATAGAGATTATCAAAAATGTTTTGACAGTGAGTTAGATATTATAAAAGAAAAACCACCGGTAGATGCTAAAGATGAGTTTGCTAGAAAAGAAATGGTTTCTTATGCACACGATTGTATTGGAGTTACAAAAAAAGTTGTCAAAGATTTAGTTGGAGATGACAAGTTAGTTTGTGAGCAGTATGTCAAGCACAAAGAAATGACAATGATCAAACCTATTACCGGCAGAGTAGATTATCTTACAGATAAATTGTTTATAGAATTAAAAACCAAACCACCAAATATTAGAAAGGTTAAGAATAAGGAAGAGTGGAACATGAGTAGTCAAGCACTACCCACTGAACCTACACTAGATAACCTAACACAGACTTCATTTTATTATATGTGTACCAACAAGATACCATATTTAATTTATGTAAATGACAAAGAACATATTACCTTTGATCAATCACATGAGTTAATGAAGAAAGACCATTTGGAATATCTTTATTTTAAGATGTGTGAGAAGATACTTTTATGGGAACGAATGATTATGTTTTGTAAAGGTAGCTTATCTGAACTTGCACTAATGTGTGAGCCACCAGATATATATCATCCTTTTTATTATAAGGATTTGGCAGATGAACAAAAACAATTAATAACTAAACTATGGGGAATAAAACATGACTAAAAAAAATATATATCAAAAACTACATGATGCCTGTTTAAGTGCAAAAGGTGTCAAGAAAGGTGCAAAAGCAAATGGGATGCACTTTAACCCACTATTACATGATGATGTACAAGCAACCGCAACACAAGCCTTATTAGATAATGGATTGTATGCGACTTGTAATTATCTAACAGAGATAGTACCAAACATAAAACAAGTAATGGTCGTATGTACCATGAGAGTTTATGACATTGATGATCCAACACAACATATAATTGTTGATGGTTGTTCAGCATTTGGTAACTGTGATAAATTTGGAACAGGTAATGCCATGTCATACTCAAGAAAGTATGCGTTTTTAAATTTATTAAATCTTAAAACAGGTGTTAAAGATGAGGATGGCTATGAGCCAAAACCATTTGAAGATTCTACAGAGCAATCTGTTGAAGAACCTACCTATATGGATGATAGTATAGATGTAGAAGAAATGAAACGTGCATTAAAATCAACTAATAATCTTAATGAATTTCTAGAGGTTAAGAACTTGATTAGAAAAGACGTTGAGTTTCTAATGAGAAATAATTTACGAGCATATAGACAAGTAACAGATGTTGCTGAAACTCGTGAATTACAATTAAATAATGGTCAGTAAAAGCTGACAATAACAAAGGAGTAAATATGAGTGAAGATGTAGTATGGTGTAACTTGGTAAGAAACCAAAACAAAAATGCGGATAACCAACCGGATTGGGTAGCACCGCCAAACCTAAAAGCACCAGAGGGTAAGAAATGGACAATCGGTGTTAAGATAGGAGAAGTTTGGCATAATCAAGCTGGATGGGATGATAAGGATGAGCAAGGTAATGTTGTTGGGATTACAATCAAGATGACACCACCTACTGCTAATGAAGATAAACCAGCTGCTCCAAATAAAGGGTTTCAAAGCAAACCCAATTATGGTAATAAACAATCATATAAGTTTTAAGTAACTTATATTTAGTTTTGGAGGGGTTTTTCTTTCTAGTTCCCTTTCGGTAGTTTTCCCCTCCAAGACACCTCAATATATTTATGGATAAAAAAATAACAGATTTAGATCAAGAGATTGAAAAAAAAGTTATTGATGATCGACAAAAAGATTATGGTAACTACCAAGAAAACTTTGTTTTATTAGCAGAAATGTTTACACTGATACTGTTTGATAATTTAAAAAAACGAATAAAACCGCACCAAGTAGGTCAATTAATGATGGGATTAAAACTATACAGATCAACAAAAAATTTTAAGGCAGATAACTATTTAGATTTGAGTGTCTACAATAAAATGACTAGAGAGATACACAAAAAAGAGGTTGCCAAAAAGGATAAAAATGAGTAAGTATAAGAGAATTATTAATGGGGATTGTCATTTTACTATGACAGAACTTTTTGATGATGTGGAGAAAGCTGCAAATGTGTCCAATAATGGAGAACTTGTAGAATGTAAAATTGATAATTTAAGGATTGATTTTACAACAGTAAAAAAGGAGCAAGATGGAACAAGTCCGGTTGCGTCTGCAAAAGCTAAAGGATCTTCAAGCGAAGAAACACGAGAAGTATCTGGAAGCAAAAGTTAAAGTAAATAAGTATCAACAAGATTCTTATAAATTACTTTGGCAGATAGAGCAGACAAAAGAAAGATTAATGGCTAGTAAATAGTTATTAATTTTATTATTAAAAAAACTGAAGGAACACGAGGGGGATCTATGACCATAAATGTAAGCAAACATTATAATCAACACATAAAACAAATAAACGAAAACAATTTTATATACAAAGTTAAGAAAGCATTTTACCTTCTTACGAGCCAAGAAGAAAGATTATATGAGGTAGGGTTCTCGGAAGGATTTTTATATGCTGCAAATCTTTTACAAAAACAACCAATCAAAGATAGCAATGTAAAAAAAATTGTAGGTTACACTGTTACAAAACCAAAACCATCAGATGTACAAAGTGTGATTAATAAAGTTTGCATACATTTTGAAGTACACAAAGAAACTCTAATGAGAAAAAGTAGAACTACAGATATTGTTAGAGCAAGAAATGTAATACACAATATATTATTTGAAAAGTATCGTATGAACCTTACAGATATAGGTAGATATTTTGGACAAGATCATACCACAGTATTACACTCAATAGAAATGAAAAGAGACCAAAAAAGATTCTGGTCTCCAGAACAATCGTTGTGGCAAGAGTTTGAGAAACTTATTTCTTAAAGCCAGATAGCATAGACTTATAAGCCTTTGCACTGATCGTACTTTTAGCTTTACTTTTTGAAGTACCAGATTTTTTTTTCTGGTTGATGTTATAGTACAAACCCTTTTTAGCCATCTTACCAGATTTAGTTTTGTGATAACCTGGCATTATTTTTTCTTTTTAGATTTAGAGTTCATAATTTTTTTCTTCAAAGCAGGTGGCAAAGTTTTTTGTTTCCCTGTTAATTTACTTTTTCCTTTTGACTTACCATACATAGTTATTCTCCTTTTGTTGGTTTAATTTTAACACACAATAGTTGTCAAAACAACTACCATCTTTACCATCATGGCAAAAATATTTTTTCTTATGAGTTACAATCCAGCCACCAGCATCACTGATTAATTGTTTTCCACACTCCTCGCAGTACCCACACATAAAAGATTTTTCTGGTTTCTTCCATGCTTTTTTTACCGGCATTTCCACCTTCTTCTTGCTTGTCTTATTCTTGAGTTAGGATCGTTTCTAGTTTTAGCTGATGATCTTTTAAGTTGTCCGGCTGATCTTGCACAATAACTCTTTCTTCTTTTAGCAGCTTTAGATCCCGGCTTGACTTTACCTGTTACTGCTGTCTTTAATTTTGATCCGGGATTAGCTCTTCTATATCTTGCAACACCTTTGGCTGTCATTCCAGCACCTTTTTTTGTAGGTCTGTAGTTTGCGTTCTTACCTTTGGTAGTTTTTCTGATAGCCATAATTATTCTTTTACTATTTTTTTAATAGCTTTGCTACCATCAATATTTTCTTCTAACTCTGCTTTTACTTTATCACATTTGTATTCTATATTATCATTAGCTGTACGTTCAGCAATACGTTTACCTTTTAGGCAATCTGACATAGCTGGTTGTATTCTGTGTTCAGTTAATTCACCTGCCACAAACATACATAAAGCAACAACACTACTGATGACTTGTTCCATTTTGTCTTACCTTATCTTTTAAATCTTCAACATCATTTAATGTTTTTTCTAACTGCGTTTTTAAAAATTCTATATTGACTTTGTTAGTCATATTTTGTTCTTGATTTGTAATTAACTTTTCTACATCTTCAAACAATGATTCTATTAACATGAACTGTTCTTGATCTGTAGGTTTTTGTTCAGATTTTTTAAGTAGATCAGCTTGGAATAATTCTCTTGATGTTTCAAGGGATGTAAGTCTAGCAGTAACTTCTGTGTATGCAAACACACCCATAGCAACAGCAACAACTATACCAATCATATTTTTTATTGGCATACTTACTGATGTTTTATCTGATACTTTCATTTCTTTTTCTTCTTACATTTTGGTGTAAACAATTTGTCTATCCAACCTGTAAGTATATCTAATTTTCCAAAAAAGTTATAAATAAATTTATCAATCATTGAGCTGGTCCTCCAAAGAGAGCCAACAAAGTAAACATTATTATAAGAACACCTGTAAAGTAATAGTTCATCCTGTCTATCTCCATAGGTTATCCTTATAAGTTACATTATGTAATGATAGTAATAACTAATACAACTGCTACAACAATAACCATTTCTCTGTGATCATTCCAATAGTGCATAGCTGCGTCTTTAATTTTATCAATCATATTTATCTCCTGTGTGGTTTTAATATAAGATATTACTTTCCCTGTCCACGATATTTTGACTTACCTTTATGAAGTTTTTTAGACTTATTCATAGAAGATTTTTTGGGTCGTCTACCTATACTTGTTTTTTTTGGTATTCTTTCGTGTGGTTGATCTGCTATATTGAACTTTACTCTTGCCATTTTTTCCTGTTTGTTGTGATAATAAACTTGCCTTTTTTTTATACTGACTAACAGATGCTGTCATTATACTTTTACTCATTTTAATTAACCTGCTTTGAATGATCAACACCCATTAAATCTCCATCCCAATTTGAAGTAACATGAGTAGGTTCTACACCATTTAACCAATGTTGAATAGATATAAAAGCACCTCCTTTATCAGATGCTGTTCCACCATGAGGATCGTTTGGTCTTACTCTTATAGTTTGATAAAGATTAGCTGGAAAACCATTTTCTTCTTTAAATGCTTCTTCGTGATCAATTATAGTTTTGCCAGAGTGAGTAAATTTCATTCCATGTAAAAAACATTCATAACTATCAACATCTGGATGAGTGTGTTCTGGTATAACTAAATTAGGCTGACATATAAATAATTCAACTTGAAAACATTCTACTCTATATAAAACTATACCACTAACACCTTCTATAAAAAGTAAACCATTTTTTATAGGTGTATAAACTTTATCTACTTCACCAGATGTTAAATACCAGTGTGCAAAATGAGATAATTCATCTTCTTTTGGATCAATCATTTTTTAACTAACGATCCACCAAAATATAGTCCAATAATAGCTGACACTAGGTTAGTATCTAATGGTGTAATGACTAAACTATTAGAGGATAGTGTTATCCATTTCATTATTTCTTTTTCTGGTAAAAATAAGAATGAAGGTTTAAACTCTAAATAACCTACAATTACACTTACATCTGGTTGAAATATTGGCATTAGTTTTGGCAGTAACACTATTGCAAAGACAGCAGTTAAAGCTATAATTCTTCTTGTCCATTGGAAGCCTTGATTGTTATATTCTCTAGCTTCTTTAAAACCTTTTTGTTGTACTTCAGCTCTTTGAAGTAACATTTTTTGTTCTGCTTGTTTAGCTTTAATACTTTGCGACCAAATACTCATTACTCCACCTAATACAGTAGAGCCTAACATTGTTATCATTTCAAATGGCATTATTTTTTCTCCTCTAATTCTTTAATCTTTGATAGTGCATCCTCTAAATCTTTATTACAAAACTCTAGCTTTTGCAAACACCTTTTGTTTGCTGAATCTTTAGACTTATTTGCATCTTCTAGTTCTGCTATTTGACTTTTTAATATTCTTAATTGATCTTTATACTCATTAATAATATCTAATGAATTATCATTTGGCATATATTATTTTTACCTTTAGTTTGATTTGTTCTTTTGTTCTACCTCTGGATATGAATGATCCAACCCTTTTTCTTTTATAACCATCTTTGGCTGTATAGTCTGACTTCCTATAATTTTTAGATTTAACATCATAACCATTATACTCACCTGTAGTCATATTTAAAGTAACAATATCTACCGGACCAAGACCACCAAGAGGTATAAATACTAGGATATTAGGATCTTTTGCTAGTTCAATCTGTGCTTTCATTTCGCTTATTAGACCAGTAATTGCTTTCTTTCTTCTAGCCATAAAGACCTTTAGAGTTAAAGTTTTTGAAATAATATAACTATGATTGTAAACATACCACCTATGAGTGCTGACATAGCATAATACATGTGTTTTTTAATATCTTTAATTTCTGTTTCTATACTGGTAATTTTTTGATGAGTTTGTTTTTGCATGATACGACAAAGTTTTTCGTGTGATTCTATTCTTTCAAGTGCAGAGTTTTTAGGCATTATACTTGTTGTTGTTTTGTGCAACTGTATTGCGTTGATAGTTTAAATTTATTAACTGTTTCATCATCTACAGCTAACAAGTATTTGCTACTTGCATCCATAGCAGTTAATGCACAATGCTTCCATGTGTCAAATGTTTGTTCGTACTTAATTGGTGGTTTACACTCTCCAGTTACAAATGAACATACAGAGAGCATAAGAACAAATTTCATTATGATTCTTTATCTCAAATTTCATTATGATTCTTTATCTTCTTTAACTTCCTCATCTTTAGGAAGTTCAGCTTTTAACAGCTCAGTATATTTAGCTTTTAAGATACCTAAATCTTGAAACTCTAAAGATATATTTTGTTCTCTAGTGTTTATATTCTGCAACTTACCTAAATATAACTTGCCATTATCAGATAACTTTTCGCTATCATAATCTTTGTCGTCAAATTTAAAGTTCATGTATTACCACTCCTTTGTTTTTGATGTCAATGCAGGTGCTTTTTGTTCTTCGATTTGTGCTGACAAGTTACTTTGCATTTCTTCTTCTGTAGTATCTTGGTTAGTCATAGCATCAAAGTTCATACCTTCTGAACCTGCACAAGAGCCATACATAGATGCAGAGTTATCTCCATCTACTGCTGTATATCTCCAATGTATTGTCTTAACTACATTCTCTGAATCACATTCAAAGTTTGGAAAAGACCATTCGTAGTTTGCCATAATTGTTTTCCTTATATGTTGATTAATGATTGTACTTCTTCTTCAGTTAGACCTAAATCTAAAAGTTTTTGTTTTCCTGATGCTTGTTTATCCATGTAATTTTGAATTTTAACTTTACGATCTTCACAAGATTGTCTAAAAGCATCAATTGTAGCTTGTTCTTCTGTTGTCATATCTCTAGCTTCAACAGTTCGTACATTCATTAATCGCAGAGTTACTTCTCCATTGACCACCACCAAATATTTTTAATCCAGTTGAATAACCATTAGCAACCCCCATTGAAGTGAATGACATTGTTTTATATCTATCAGTAGCAGCTGGAGCATAAACAAAAATTCCTTGAGCTGAGTTACTGGTAAATCCTAAAAATCCAGAACCATTCATATAAAATTGGTCATTATCAAAAGATAAATCTCCTTTGTTTTGAGCTTGGTCTGCGTTTTTTCTAAAGAACATATAATTACTGCCTGTACTATCGTTGTTAAAACCTAATTTAAAATCTGGCATATTTCCAGTTGATGATGTGGCTATTCTTCCCATACTTATATACATAATATTGTAACCACTCATATTAACTGAAATTCTATAAGATGTTGCTCCAGTAATATTAGCAAGATTAGTTGATGACAATAAAGTCATTCCACCAGAACTAATCCCAGTTAATGCTGAACCATCTCCTTGAAATGCTGTAGCTTTTACTGTTCCATTAACATCTAGTTTTTGTGTTGGAGTAGCTGTATTAATACCTACGTTACCAGACGTATCAACAGCTAATCTTTGTGCTGAAGTTGTATAATCATATAAACCAAATTTTCCATCTGTTCCTGTAAAGAAACCATAAGTACGACCACCACCAGTATTTTGTAATAATAATCTTGCAGAAGAACTGTCTGCAATTTGTAAACTTTTTGCAGTACCACCTTGTACTGATGTAGTTCCCACCAATAAATTCCCAGA